CAAGTCGATGAGGTAGCCGTTTATACCGCCGCCCTGTCGGCGTCACAGATCCAGCAGCACTACGACGAGGCGCGAAAGGTTCAACTCGACGCCCACGTGTCGGTGTTGGATCACAAGCCGCTGTTTCCCGGCACCTTTGAGTCTCACACGATTGAGTCGGTCCATCTCCCCTTGGGCTATAAGGTCGGCTTGAACGCTCACACCTCGATCCTGGTTCACCAGAGCCTCGCACCGGCTTTTGACAAAAGTGAGGAAGGCCAGGCCAAGGCCCTAAAGGCAGCCTTGGGATATGGCTGGGGGGTGCCCGATCCCAAGGGCTCGGCTGAGGAGAAGATCGAGACGCCTAGGGAAAGTTGGCCAATCGAGCGCACGTCGGAGGCCAAGCGCCTCATGCAAGACCAAGGGGTGGACTCATCTACGTCTGAGGGCATGGGCGAGGCCATGCGCAAGCTGGGCGAGGACATCTCCCACGACGTGCGCACCAACTTGCAACGCTACGAGTGGCACGCCAACACCCACAAACACCCGGTCGAGGGTCTTGGCCTGGAGCAGGTGGACTCTGATTGTGGCCCCGGCCCTGCGACGTGGTTGCGGTTTCACGGGCCTAATGCCCCCAACCAGATTGTGCGTCACGATGAGCATGGAGGTGGGACCTATGTAACCTCTTTACCGAGTTCTCAGTATGGCCCCTATGGCTCAGCGGCTGCGGTAGACCCTAATGAAGAAGGAAAGCTCAATGCAGAAGGCGGTTCATGTGTAGGTACTGAGACCGTACTATTACGTTTTCAGTTTTATGGATCGTCTGGCAGAGAGGGCATCCTTGCCTTTTCTGAACCAGCATCGGGCAATAATAGCTATGATACAGCGGGACGCGGATTTACCAAGGAGGGGGAGAACAAGATCCGCTATCGACTAAAAACCGGTGGGGCCAATAGTGGCAACTCATGGGAGTGGGAAATACCAGTGACCATGGATATTTGGCACATGATCATCGCTCGGCACGACCCTGAGACAGGTGACATCAAGGTGTGGGTCGATGGCCTACCGGTTGTGTTCGATAACATCGGAGCGGATACTTCGGGTGTCAATGAGGGTGATGGTGACATGGACTTTTTTGCAGGAGAAGGTAATCTATCAACCTCACTTTACGAGACCTCCGGCGTTGCGTTGGCGGAGTTCGCCGCTTGGGATCGCCCTTTGACCGATAACGAGGTCTTCATCGTGTTCTCTGGGATGTCCTAGACAGCGTGGCGCAAAGTCCCGTATACTGCCGACCTTGCCCTACCCATCCCTAGTCCAAGGACGTGTGATGCAGCCCACCTACGTGCCCGACAACGAGCGCCTGCCCGACGCGCGTGTAGAGATCATCGGCCCCCCTGAAGGCATGGAGCAGGCAGTCGATCAAGTGCCAGCCATGGTCGACGAGGTCGAGCTAGCCGGCTGCCCGGCCTATCGCTTCTCTATCCGTTTTGCGCCCTCGGCCATGGATCGCGAGCTGATCCGCCAGGGCCACCCGGTGTGGGTCCAACTGGTCAGTGGCATCGTGCCCTTTGGGGTCAAGGTCGGCTCGTCGCAGGCCAACAACGGCTACGGGCCTCATCTGGACCAGCCCTCACCCAATGGCAGCGCAAGCGATGGCGACAGCAGCAGCGATAGCGGCAGTGATAGCGGTGATATCTCATGAGCTATCCCGAGCGCGTCGATGTGTCCATGACGCCTGAGACCAAGCAGGAGCTAAACGAGCTAGCCAAGGCCAACCAGACGTCGCTGGCCCAGCAAGCCCGCGTGGCCATCCAAAGCTATCTGGCCTCGTTGAAACAGTCGCAGCCGTAGTCGTTACCCTGGGCTTAGCCTTTCCTTGGAGATGCCATGACGACCTCGGAGTATCCCGGCTATACCAACCCCACTGGCACGGCACCGTCCTCGATCCTCGATAAGGTCAACGCGGCCTATCGCCAGGTCGATGTTGATCGCCTCTCTCCAGTCGAGGAGATGGGCCAGGCGACCTTCAGCGGCGATGGCACGGCCACGACCTTCTCGATCAATCACACCCTGGGCGTGGCCCCCTCGAGGGCCTTCATCCAGGCCCATAGCGGGGACGCCTCGGGCGACTCGTGGGTGTCCAACATGACCGACGCGGTCATCGAGGTCACCTTTGCCGCGGCTCCGGCCAGTGGCACCGACAACATCGTGCTGGGCTACTACGCCCGCGCCTAAGCCCCGCCGCGCCGACACCCACCCGTGATCACGTAGGCGGTGGGCCTGCCCCGCGCCGTGAGCTTTTCGTCTCCTTTCTCTCTCGGCGTGGGGCGTGGCGGCGGCCAACCACTGTGAGGGGCAAGCAGGAGCGTCGTCATGGGTGACCAGATCGTCGTCGACTTCTCCAAGGCAGTCCCCCCTGAGCAGCAACCCGACCCACGGGTAACTACCGAGAGCGCATCCTCTCAAGCGCCAGACGGGGATAGCTCCAGCTCTCCGGCTCCGGCTGAGAGCAACCAGCTCCAACAGCCTCTGGACCGCCCCGTCGCCGATGACGAGATCGAGGGCATCAAGGCCGCCTTCGTGCGCACCGGCGGCAATCTGGCCCAGGTCGCCCGCGAGTTCTCGACCTCTCCCGCCCGGGTCAAGTCGCTGGCCTTGAAGAACGGCTGGACGCTGTATGGGCGCGCCAAGTCGTCACATGAGAAGGCCTCAACGTCACGCCTGCAGGCGCTGTCGCAGAGCTTGGAGGCCAAGCTCTACGAGCTATTGGCCTCGCTGGAGGTAGAGACCAAGGAATACCACGACGTGACCAAGGACGGGCTCAACAGCCAGTACGTGGCCAACCTGGCCTCGCGCAACAGTGCCTTCAAGGACGTGTTCGACCGCTACATGCGCGTCCAGGCCCTGCTCGAGCCAGAAACCTTCGGCGAGGACAAAAACAGCGCGGCTCGCCTCGCTCAACAGAAAGCGCAGAGCGCAGATGGCCTTGGTGGCGTGGAGGGGGTCAATCGCCAGATCACCGCGTTGATCGCCGGGGTGGTCGTGACCGAGGATCAGGTGTCCAAGCCACCCGACATGGAGGCGGCTCAGGTGATCGAGGCCACCCCTCCTTCCCCTAACGACCCCACTAATGAGGCTCCCGCCCCCTCCCTCGGCGAGGACGATATCGCCCTCGACGGCAATACGGTTGACGACGCAAGCGACCTCTCGGCATTGGAATGAAGACCGACGACTTGCCGGCCGCGCTGCGAGAGCTGTCCCAGGACGATCTGGTGGCCTTGAAGGAGCTGGTCGACAAGAAGGCGTGGCTGCGGGCCACGACCATCGCCGACTTCACCAGCAAGGAGCAACAGGCCATTGCCGACGCCAAGCGCCAGACGGGCGACGTGGCCCAGCGCCGAGTAAGGGATCGCTTCTATCAGCGCAAGCACTGGGACAGCCTGCGCTGGTTCCTCTTCGGCGGGCTCGTTGATATCACCGGGCTACCAGTCGACCCGCAGCGGGCCTACGACCCCGATGACAACCCGTGGGTCAAGGTGAGAGTGGGTGGCTGGGCCCAGACCTTGGACGAGCACGACGAGGCCAATCCCTACAAGACGTTGCCCGACAAGGACTACCTACGTCTTCTCTCGTATGCCTGGGTCTTTCAGCCGCTGTTGCTGGTGCCCAAGAGCCGCCAGGTCATGGTCACCTGGCTGTTTTGCTGCATCGCCACCCACAACCTGCTGGTGCGCCCGGCACAGCGCATGGCGGTGATCTCCAAGAAGTTCGAGGACGCCGACTCGCTGATCGACCGTATGGAGACCATCTACAACCGGCTGCCCCACAGCCGCTTCTCTGTGCCGGCTGCGTTCGATAAACACCGAAAAAGTGGTGAAGTGAGTTGCCCTCAGATGGAGTCTATTGTTCAGGCAATGGGCGAAGAAGCAAAAGGGCTAAGACAATATACTTTCAGTTGGGTTTTTTCAGATGAAGTTTCTTTTCAGGATCAGGCAGATGATATTTTCAGGGCTGCGATGCCCACCGTCAAGGGAGGTGGGCGCTTCACCGGGGTGAGCACACCTAACGGGGAGGAGGTCTTTCACGCCACCCTGAGCGAGAATGGCCGCATCCCCGTGCCCGCTGGGGCCTAAGGAGTTTGATCTTCGATGCCGGTTCATGCGGGTAAGGATAACCAAGGCCACTACTATCAGTACGGCAATCAGGCCAAGTATCACTACACCGCTGGCGATGAGTCTTCTCGCAAGCGAGCCAAGCGCAAGGCCTACATGCAGCAGGCCGCCATCGAGGCCAACTCCAGCTCGAGCAGCAGCAGCAGCTAGCCCACCTCGTCGAGGCAAGCCATGCCCGAGGCGCACGCGGACGGCAGCGACGCAAGTGAGTTCACGTTCAAGCTGCCACGCACGCGCATCCCCGAGCCGATCATGCCCGGCATCCGGGGCTGGAAGACTTCGGACGGCTATCTCGTGTTGCGCCTGCACTACACCGCCGATCCCGACCGGGCGACCCAAGAATGGCGGGATCACTACGTGGTGGGTTACCGAGGGGGCTTTCAAGGCCGTGACTGGCAACGCGAGATGGAGATCGACTTCACCGCCTTCTCCGGTGAGGCCGTCTACTCCCAGTTCGACCCGAATAACAGCGTGCGGCCCACCCGCTACAACCCCCGGGTGCCGCTGTGGCGCGGCTGGGACTTCGGCTATCGCCACCCGGCTGTTGTATGGGCTCAGTTGTGGCCCGACGACACGCTGGTGTGCCTGCACGAGCTATATCCCACCATCGACAGAGACCAGCTCGCTGGCTTGTCCACCCACCAGTTGGCCAAGAAGGTCATTGATCAAACCCAGCGCCTGTTTCCCCAGGCACTCGAGCAAGACAGCGCCGGCATCGCCGACTTCTGCGACCCGGCGGGCAATCAGCGCAAGGAGAACAGCGAGTTCTCATCCATAGAGGTTTTGAACCAGTTCGGCATCGACCCTGAGTGGTCGGTCGTGGGCCGAAAGAACCGCATCAACTACCTGCGCGAGTACGTCGAGCGCGAGGGCAAGTTTCGCGTCAACCCTCACTGCACCCTATTGATCAAGGCACTCTCCTCGGCCTATCGCTATCCCGAGGCTGATGCGGGCACCGGTGACCGTGAGATGCCCGATCTGGGCAAGAAGGTCCAAGAGGAGCCCTATGTGCACCTCATGGACGCCCTGGAGTACATCGCCGCGTGCAACCTCGACATCGGTGTTGCGACCAACCTCGTCGATCTCGAAGCCGATGAGAGCCAGTCCCACATCTCCGAGCTGGCAAAGATTTATCTACAGGCCAACGACCAGGATGTACGCCAGGCTCCCATCGTTGATGACAAAGCCGGCGAGCTGACCGAAGAGCTGACCCCGGCTGATCTGGTGGGCGAGGAGATCGACGAGGACTCGCTAGACGACATGTGGCTGTTATCCTAAATCGCGGAGGTACAACATGGCCAATGTCCAGATCCTGCCCAAGCCAAAAACGTCGCCGATGACGTGTGTCGTCTCCGGCGACGGCCGGGGGCCGGTGCTCGACCTTGGCCGCGACATCAACGGCTATGGACGTTTGTACGTCAAGATCGACGCCATCGCCAAGCCACTGCGCCAACAAGGCTGGGTCGACCCGGACCAGGCCGCCAAGCTGCGCGACCAGGCGGCCCAAGAGGAAGCTCGTGCGAACCACTTGCAGGATCAGGCCGACAAGTACCAAGAGCTGGTCATGCGCCTGGCCAACGCGGCCGCCGAGGTCATGCCCTCACCCGAGGCAGAGGTGGTCACCGAGGTAAAAGAGACCGTTCGCGATCCCACGCGCGACGAGATCGAGCAGTGGCTCATCGAGCACCCCAACCATCCCTTGTTGCGCCACCACCAGCCTCCCGAGCCAGGCAGCGCAGCCGAACATGAGCAGCTGTACGGCGCGCCACACCAGCGCCGCAAAGCCAAGCATTACGCCGACGTGGCTCGCAAGCGCGCCGAGCAGACCCAGCAACAGCAAAGCACCGCGCCCACCACCCAGCAGGATCATGGCCAGCCCTCCACGCCCATGACCACTCAGCTCGAGGGCCAAGAGGTCGACATCGACGCCCTACTCAATGAGAAGGTGGCCGACATCATCGCTTTCTGTGAGGGCCACTCCGAGGAGTTTCGCACCCAGGTGGTCAACCGCGAGCTAGAGCTAGCTGACCGGGGCTATGGTCGTGCGCGCAAGGGCTTGATCACCGGTCTGGGCTTTGAGTTCGTCGAGGGTGCCCGGGATCAGGACTATGACCAGCCCGTGGATCCTCGGGGCGAGCCCGACGCCGATGAGGACGCCACTGAACCAGTCGACGAGGACGAGCTAATCGTCGACGACGACGAGCAAGGAGAGATGTCGTGACCACCGTGGTGATCCTGGCCTTCGTCCTCGCGCTAGTCATGCTATTGGCTGTTGCCGCGACCGTCTTTGCCCTGTCGCGGTTTTGGCGCGCAGAGATCGCTGATCTGCGCAGCGAATACTCCCAGCTTCTCACCCAGCGCGAGCACTACATCGCCGAGCTGCACAACCGCCTGGCGGCCAACTCCTGGCAGGAGTTCACCGCGCTACAGCAAAACACGCCCAACGCCACCGACAAGACCGTGGCAGGGCAACAGGCGGCCTCGTCGGGTGAGGGCAAGCTCCTCGGTTCTTCCGAGCCAGCCGAGCCGGCGGCCTTCGACGACGTGGGCTGGGGTGAGACGGTCGATGACTCGATCGAGGCCCAATGGCTGGCCCGCGGGGTCGACATGGAGGGCCCAACGGTGGGAGGAGCCTAGATGAGTTCCCAGCCGCCAATGGCTGGCATGACCGATGCCTTGCAGTCGGGTTACGCCTCGGAGCAGGGCCAACCCGGCTCAAAAGGGCAGCGCTACAAGCCCTTTGAACAGATGAGCGACCAGGAGTTGATATCGCTCAACGACGAGTGGTTCTCCCGGGTCACGCGCAATCGCCAGCATGTGGAGCGCTGGGCGCTGCTGGCCACGGCCTTCTATTTGGACCAGCAGTACGTGGACTTCTATCAGGTGCCCAATGCGGGCACGATGCTGACCCAGCTTCCGGCCAAGAAGGGCCGGGTGCGCACTGTTGACAACCTCATCGAGCCGGCCGTTCGCTCCGAGCTTGCCCGCTTGCTACGCAATCGCCCCTACGGCGTGGTCGTGCCCGATGGGCTGGACGGCCAGGACTACGAGGCCGCTCGGGCGGGTCAGCGCATCATCGAGCACGTCACCAGAGAACAGAGCCTGGAGGAGTACTTCGAGGAGGCCGCGCTGTGGGCGTTGTTCGGTGGCACGTCGGTCATTGACACCCAGTGGGATCCCGATGCTGGCCCAGAGAAACAGGGCGAGGGCGACATCCCCGGCATGGACCCCGGCGAGGTCGTCGACCCACTGGAGGGGCTAGATCCCTCGCAATCGCCAGATGCCCTAGCTGGGCGGCGTAGTGGCGATCCCAACATGGCCCCGCAGGACCTGGCCTCTCAGTTGCAGGCTGGCGGTCTGGGCAACCAGATGTCGGGCGGGCAGATGCCGGGCCAAGCCAGTGCAATTCCGGGTCAAGGCCCAATGGGTGGCCCCATGGGCGGTCCCATGGGCGGCCCACCCGGTGGTGGCCGTTACGGAGGCCAGCGCATGGGCGACTTCGAGTTCCGCACCCTGTCGTGCTTCGAGCTGGGCGTGCCCCACATCCGCAAGGCCGACATCGAGGATCAGCCCTATGTGATGATCACCAAGGCCTACGAGCTTGACGAGATTTACGAGCGCTGGGGCATGGAAGTAGAGGCCGACACTCAGGGGCGCTACGGCATGCTCGATGAGCGCATGACCCAGGTCCTGCAAGGCGGCATGAGCCCCACCCACATGCCCAGCTCGTCCAGCGCGCCCAAGGTTCCCACGGCCATCGTCAAAGAGACCTGGATCAAGCCCTCCCGACGTGCCCCCGACGGGTTGATCTTGATCACCGCTGGGGGTCAGATCCTGGACAAGCGCCCGTGGCCGCAGTATCTCCAGCGCCAGTACCCCTTTGCCAAGATCGACTACACCAAGGTGCCGGGCAGCTTTTGGAGCAAGGGGATGGTCCAAGCGCTCATCCCCTTGCAGCG